AAGCGGAACGCGATGGCGATGGAGGCAAGGGCGTGAGCGGATGCAGATCAGGCTCGGGAAACGATCTGACGTCGGATAAGACGGCACGGCGAAAGAAGCTGTTCCTGACCGCGTTCGAGCGGAACGCCTGCAATGTGATCGCCGCGTGCAAGGCGACCGATATCGGCCGCAGGACCGTCTTCACTTGGCGCAAGGCCGACCGGGAGTTCGATGAAGCCTTCATCGAAATCAACGAGCGGGATCTTGACTACACCGAATCACAGCTCAAGAAGAACATCAAGGCCGGGAAGGAAGCGTCGATCTTTTTTCACCTCAAGTGCAAGGGGAAGTCTCGCGGCTGGGTGGAGCGCCAGGAGATCACCGGTCCGGAGGGCGGGGCTTTCACCATCAAGGTCGTCTACGAGGACCAGAAGACCGAACCGGAACATGGAAGTTGAAGTCCGCCTGCCGAGGCCGCACGCAAAGCAGCAGGAGTTCATCTCCTGCAAAGCGAAGCGGATCATTATCCGTGCCGGAAGGCGCAGCGGCAAGACCGTAGGGATCGCAATCTATGCGGCACAAGCATTTCTCGCGGGCCGACGAATTCTGTATGCAGCGCCAACCGTCGAGCAGATCGGCCGGTTCTGGACCACGGTGACGCGAGCCCTCGAACGAGCAATCAAGGCGGGAGCGTTTTACAAGAACGAGACGGAACGGGTCATCGAGCGATCCGGGACCGAGAACCGCATCAAGGCGAAGACGGCCTGGAATGCCGACACGCTTCGCGGCGATTATGCCGATGTCCTGATTCTCGACGAATGGCAGCTGATGGACGAGGAGGCGTGGGATAACGTCGGCGCCCCAATGCTCTTAGACAACGACGGGGACGCGGTGTTCATTTACACGCCGCCCTCCCTGCGCTCCCGCAGCGTGAGCAAGGCCCGCGATCCACAGAACGCCGCGAAGATGTACGCGAAGGCGAAAGCCGATCCATCCGGCCGATGGCAGGCGTTCCATTTCACCTCGATGGACAATCCGCATATCTCCCGTAAGGCCCTCGGGGAGATCGCCGGGGACATGACGGCGCTGGCTTACCGAATGGAGATCCTGGCGGAGGACGTGAACGAAGCACCAGGGGCGCTCTGGAAGCGGGACGTAATCGAGCTGTCAAGGGTTGCATCCTGTCCGGATCTTTCCACCATCGTCGTCGGGGTGGACCCGTCGACTACCAGCATGGGGGACGACGCGGGGATCATTGTTGCGGGGAAGAAGGGAAACGAGGGGTTTCTTTTGGCAGACCGGACGATCCAAGGAAGCCCGCTCACCTGGGCGAAGAAGGCCGTCTATGCGTACCACGAGTTCAAGGCGGATCGGATCATCGCGGAGGCGAACCAGGGCGGGGAGATGGTGCTCTTGACAATCGCCCAGGCCGATCCATCCGTTCCAGTGAGGTTGGTCCATGCGAGTCGTGGGAAGCGGACTCGTGCGGAGCCGATCGCTGCGCAGTACGAGCAGGGGCGCATCCATCACGTCGGGAAGTTCTCGCAGCTCGAAGATGAAATGTGTCTCTGGACTCCCGGGGACGCTTCGCCGAACCGCATGGACGCGATGGTCTGGGCATTTACAGAGTTGATCAATAGATCGACCCCCGGGTTCGCGGTCGTGGGATCCGGCACGAGTAAGCCCGCAATCGATCGATTCGAGCAGGGGGACTGACGAGATGGGGGAAAAAGGAGTGACGGGAAAAATAATCTCCGCCATGCACCGGAGTACGGCCCTCGATCTTTTCTCGGGAATCGAATCATCGCTTGAAAGCAAGGCGCAGATCCGGCCGGCCAGGAACATCGTATCGCCCTTCTCGTTCCAGTTCTTCGGCACTGAGGGCGGCACGCCGAGCTACGCGCGGCTCGTCGATTCCTATCGGTCATGGGTCTACACCGCGATCGATAAGATCGCAAAGACCATCGCCATGCGTCCGATCCAGATGTTCACCCTGCGGGGAGACGGCGGCCGGAAGATCCTCGACCCGATGTCGATCTACATGCGGGCGAAGGAGTTCGAGACGGAGGCGGAGCGCATCCTCTTCCTCAAGGACATGGGTGTTGAAAAGCGCGAAGTCACAAGCCATCCGTTCCTCGACCTTGTCAGACGGCCGAACGACATCATGTCGAAGATGGTGCTCTGGTACGAGACCGTGGTCCGCATGGAGATCGGCGGCCTCTGCGCGTGGTATCTCCCGAGGAACGGGCTCGGACTCCCCGGGGAGGTCTGGCCGCTGCCGCTCACGAAGACGGCCGTCATCAAGCCCAACGTGACCAGGGACATGAAGACAGAGTCCTGGTCCTACCGCGACGGAAGCATCAACGAGACCTTCGCTCGCGAGGACATCGTCGCGATGAAGTACCCGAACCCGTCCTCTCCCTGGCTCGGGTTCTCCCCGCTCATGGCCCAACTCCATCCGTATGACATCGACACCTACCTCATGCAGCAACAGCGGGCTCTTCTAAAGAACATGGGCGTTCCCGGGATCCACCTGCACACGGACCAGTCCTTAGTCGAAGAGCAGCTCAACGAGATCAAGCAGCAGATCCGGGATCAGTTCGGCAGCGCCGCGGCGTCCGGGGACCCGTGGATCACGCACTCAGGACTGAAGGCGGACAAGGCCGGATGGTCGAACAGGGAGATGAGGACCTCGGAGATATCGAAGGACATGCGGGAGAGGATCGTCACCTCGTACGACATCTCCGAGGCAAAGCTCGGCCTCGAGGTCCCATCCAACCGGGCGAACATGGAGGTGCTTGACGAGACGTTCGTGAAGGAGTGCATCGGTCCGAAGTGCACGCTCATCGAGGAGCAGATCAACACGTTCCTCCTGCCGAGGTACGACCGCGGACTATTTGTCGAGTTCAACCTCCCCGACGCCGGAGACAAGGAGTTCGACCTCAAGGAGGCGGAGTTCGAGGTTACGAACCTCATCTCCACGGTGAACGACTATCTGAAGCGCAAGGGAAGGCCGACGGTCCCGTGGGGCGATGTCCCGTGGGTCCCGTTCAACCTGATCCAGTACGGGACGGAGGAACCAGTCCCGCCGGCTCCGAAAGGCGTCGACGTCGAGGAGAAGGCGTCCGCGGCGAGGAGGGCGAGGCAGTGGCGCGGGTTCGTCCGGAGGATTGCTCCTTGGGAGAAGACGGTCTCCGGGCAGATGAAGGGGTACTTCCGGTCGCTCGAAACCGACGTGCTCTCCCGGTTGAACAAGCTCGGCCCGCAGGTCGAGGCGCAGTACAACGGGTGGTCGAGGAAAGCGGTCCAGGAACACGTCGCGAAGAAGGGAGTCGGCGACAACATCAACATCGACAAGAAGGCCGAGGCGAAGAGGCTGCGCCTCCTGCTTGACCCGCCCGTGACGACGATGGTCGATGGTGAGGGAAAGCGGTTCCTGCGAGAAGTCGGCGTCGCGTTCGTGTTCAACGTGAACGATCCGAAGGTACGCAAGTGGATCGGCTCTAGGATGGATCAGTTCTCCGAGGCCGTCGCCGGGACGACCTTCGACGACATCAAGATCATCCTCCGCCAGGGATTCTCCGAGGGCAAGCCGCTCTCCGTGATCGCGGACACGCTCCGGGAGAAGTTCGACTCGTACGACAAATACCGCGCCCCGCTGATCGCGAGGACCGAGGTGGTTGCCGCGAACAACATGGCCGACGTGCTGGCGATCCGGCAAGCGGGGATCGAGGACAAGCTCCTCAAGACCTGGATCACTGCGGGAGACGAGGCTGTGCGACCGACGCACGCGGAGGCCGGGGAGAGGTACGCGGACGGGATCCCGATCGACGAGATGTTCACGGTCGGGGAAGACGAAATGGATGCCCCGGGGAACGGGAGTGATCCGGCGGAAGTCATCAACTGCCGCTGCGCAATGGGGTGGGAGAAGGCATAGTTCCCCGTTCCACGTGGAACCATTAACGGCCCCGCTTGCGAGCGGGGTTTTTTATTTCAAGCAACCTGCCGAAAAGGAGACGGCCATGCCGATCGAGTACAAGACGTTTCAGGCCGAAGTGAAGGCGTTCGACGACGAGAACCTGATACTCGAGCACTTCATCAGCACGGAGCACCTGGATTATGGCGGCGACGTCATGCGTGCCAAGGGGATGAAGTTCGTGGGGAAGCCCGTTGTGCTCCTCCTGCATGGACGAGGCTCTATGTCCAGCGAGCCAGTTGGGAAGCCTCTGTCTCTCGATGTGGACGAGTTCAGGGGGGAGCCGGGGATCCTCGCGAAGACGCAATACTTCCCGGACGAAGTGGGCATGCGGCTCTACAAGAAGGGGAAGGGCGGCTACATGCCGAACTGGTCCATTGGGTATTCGGTGATCGATTCGAAGGACCTGGTGAAGGATGGAAAGATCATCGGGCGCGACGTTACGAAATGGATCCTGCACGAGTATTCCCCAGTCGGGGTCGGCATGAACCCGTTCGCCCAGACGATCAAGGATTTCCTGGCCGCCGAAGACGCGGGCAAGCAGCCCGATCTGAAAGAGGCTCCCCGCTGGTTCGGGTTCGTCGACGTGCGCGGCAAGTGCGAGACCTGCAAGGCCGCGGTCATGGTCTTCACGAACTCTGCTGGCGATGATATCGGCATCGCCTGCGAGAATTGCCAGCCGGAGGAGTTCGCACGGCTGACGGAAGCCATCAAGCCCCCGCTTCCGAAGTGCGCAGCCTGTGGAGACACCAAAGTCGTAAAAGGCGAACTGGACGGGAAGCCGTTCGAGGAGCCTTGCCCAAAGTGCTGCGCCGCGCCTCCCGATGACCCGATGAAGGACATCAACGAGAAGATCCTGCTCATCGATGAGCGCACCGTGAACCTCCCGGCAGCCATCGAGGCATTGAAGAAGTCGTTGGATGAAATGTCAAAAGGCTTTGCGAAACTGGAACCGCTCCTCAAAACCCTCCCGCCCGAACCGGATGGCGGGGGAAAGGGCGACGGGAGCCAGAGCAATCCTCCGGGCACGGAAGAGATCCCGCTCCTCGTATTCAAGCCGGCCGACAAGTCGGAAGAGGCGAGGAAGAAGGAGGAGAGGGAGCAGGCGGTCGCGGCGGTGGCGAAGGCGATCGCCCCGATCTTCAAGGCACAGATCGACAAAATCATGGGCCGAGTGCCCTGACGGAGGAAAAGGAAATGCCGACACCGAATCAGGTAGTCATCAAGATGGAAGACCTCCCGGGGATCATCCTCGAGGCGATCAAGGGGATGGACATCCCGCAGATCGCGGCACTCCGAGAGGAAATGAAGAACGTGCACAAGCAGGCGTTGTTCCCCGCTGGCGACGGAGACATCTTCGAGACCTGCGGGAAGAGCATCGTCGACCTGGGCTACTACCAGAAGCAGGCGGAGAAGGCGGCCCAGCGGTACGTCGACGGGGGCGGGCTGGCGGCCAGGCTACGCAGCGGAGGCGGCCCCTGGCTGTCGCTCTCCCCGCTGATGCAGAAGTTTGCCAAGATCGTCGCCTGCGGCGGGGACTTCCAGAGGGTCGCGGCACTCGGCATCAACATCTCCGAGTACAACTCGGAGGCCCGTGAGCAGTACAAGTCCGTCTTCGGAGAGAAGGCCACGGACTTCCTGTCCACGACCGACGTCGGGCCGCTCGTCCCAACCGAGTTCCTGGCGACCGTCGTGGAGTTCGCTACCGCGCAGAGCCAGGTCCTCGGCAAACTGTGGCGTGTTCCGATGTCCAGCCTGCTGCTCAAGATCCCGAAGCTGGTCCAGGCGGCAGGATCGTACTTCGGAGGCGTGCTCCTGTACCACCCCGGCGAGGGACTGGAGAAGACCCTGACCAAGCCGGAGTTCGACAGCCTGACCTTCA